CCAATCGTAGGGGTACAGCAAGTGCCACACAGTTAGGATCACGCAGACAGCGTTACAGTGATCTTCGTATTTCATTTGGATTGTCAGGTGGTTAGCTATGAATAAAGTAGAGCAAGCGAACCGGTATATAGACCTCATTCGGGTAAAATCGAATGAGGCTTTGCTGTTTTTATCACTTGGAAAAGATTCGCTTGTTCTACTTGATTTAATCTATCCGAAGTTTGACCGGATTGTTTGTGTGTTCATGTACTTCGTCAAGGACTTAGAGCACATTAACCGCTGGATAAACTGGACTAAAGCCAAATATCCGAAGATAGAGTTTGTGCAAGTACCACATTGGAACCTCACTTACATCCTCCGTGGTGGTATGTATTGTGTGCCTAATCCGAAAGTGAAACTGTTGAAGCTGGCTGATGTAGTAAAGGCTATGCAGCTTACTCACAGAGTTTATTACACGTTCTTAGGCATGAAAAAGGCTGATGGTATGAACCGCAGGCTTATGCTGAAAGGGTATGAGGTAAACGGTTACGAGAATAACGGTATGGTTTATCCTTTGGCTGATTGGACACAAAAGGATATTCTTGCTTATATGAGGCAGCACAATTTACCCGAACCAGTTCGATATTCATTGAAAGCCAGTTCGGGAGTAGGCTTCAACCTTGATTGTATGCTTTGGATGGAAAAGAACTACCCGCAGGACTTACAGAGAATTTACAAAGTTTTCCCAATGGCTGAAAGAGTGCTCTGGGAATACTATAATAAACAAAAATAATAGGAGGATTGCCGAGTTAGACGTAGGAAGACAAGAGAACAAATTTACGCTCAAGCAGAAAGATTGAGCGAAGCGAACTGGAGAAGAAGAAATACATGGAGTAGTAGTGCAGCAAGTGGGCGCGCAAAACAATCCCGCGATAATCTTATTGCGAGAGCCGAAAAGAATACTCTTCGACAGAGAGGGTTTGGATTAAGCAATGGCTAACATGGAACTAAGTAAATACATAAAGAGTGAATCGGTGGAGCTTAACCGCTCTGCCATTCACTTTGCGGACTACAACCCAAGAAAACTATCCGATGAATCCCGTAAGACATTAAAGCGTGGTATCAAGAAATTTGGCTTGGTCGGTGGTATTGTGGTGAATAAACGTACAGGACTAACCGTAGTCAGTGGACACCAGCGTTTGTCCGTCATGGACGAATTACAGAAGTTTCCCGATAACGACTACTGTATCCGTGTCGATGTCATTGATGTGGACGAACAGCAGGAAAAAGAGTTGAACATTTTGATGAACAACCCTAACGCACAAGGTACTTGGGATTTTGATGCTCTTGCCCGAATTGTTCCCGATATTGATTGGAAAGACGCCGGTTTAACAGATGCCGATTTGAACATGATAGGTGTCGATTACCTGTTACAGACCGAAGAAGAAAGCTCTATCGCAGACGCTTTGTCTGATATGATGGCACCAGTAACCGAGCAGAAAGAAGCTGATAAAGCTGCCAGGCAGTTAGAACGCGCCGAGAAGGTTGCCCATATGAAGGAGGTCAAGCAACAAGTAAAGGAGAACGCACAGAAGACAGCCGAAGATATGGATGCCTATGTGATGTTGTCCTTTGACACCTATGAAGCTAAAGCCGCTTTCTGTGAACGGTTTGGATATGACCCCGATATGAAGTTCATAAAGGGAGAAGTATTTGATGAACAAGTAGAAAGAATTGATTAATTTTTAGGGAGGAATGCCGAGTTAGAAAGAAAACATATGGTCAGCTATATCAACAGTCCAGACTAATAATGTATAATGCCGGAAGACAATACGGACTTGGTACAGATAAACAAAGACGCATAAGAGATCGGACGAAATCCATAATGGGAAGATATGGTGCAAGAATAGATAGCTATTTCTCAAAAAGAGGAATTAATATCTATGGAAATAAGCCGGTCTCTCGCCGCATATATATGGGTAATAATAACGGATAATTGATTATGAGCAAAAGTGAATCTACAAATAGAAAAGGTAAAGGAGGAAGAAAGCCCAAGTTTGATTATACAAGTGAGGACTTTCTTTCTCTCGTGGAATCGTATGCTAAAAAGGGATTCACTGACAAGGAAATAGCCTACGCCATAGGGATTCTGCCTCAAACATTCTGCGAAAAGAAAAGTGAGTACACCGAAATATCCGAAGTCTTAGCGCGTGGGCGCGCGACAATCAATGCCACTGTAAGGGCTAAATTCCTTGCAATGGCTCTCGGTGGCATAAAAACCAAAAGCACCGTGGTAAGAAAGCTCCGTGATTCAGAGGGAAATTTGACAGGTGAGGACGAATTACAAGTTAGCGAAAGCGAGTTGGCTCCAAACTTGCAAGCAATGTCCGTTTGGCTGTATCACCACGATGAGGATTGGAGAAAGGTTGAACGCAAGCAGGATGAAGATGCTGATATTCCAACAGACATAGAGCATGGCATCAACATTGATTCTTGGATTAAAGACAAGCTGAAATGATAGTACCTCAAGAAATTTACCATCCATTATATAAGGATAAGGAAAAATTTATAATTCTTATCACCGGTGGACGTGGCTCAGGTAAGTCTTTCAATGCTTCCACTTTCATTGAGCGTTTGACCTTTGAAATGACACCTGCCGAGAAGATTGTTCATCAGATTCTCTATACCCGTTACACGATGGTTTCCGCTGGTATGTCTATCATACCAGAAATGATGGAGAAGATAGACCTTGACGGAACGACCAAGTATTTCAAGACCACCAAGACGGATATAGTCAACAAAATGACTAAGAGTCGTATCATGTTTCGGGGTATCAAAACATCTTCGGGGAATCAGACGGCAAAACTGAAATCCATTCAGGGTATTACTACCTTTGTTTGTGATGAAGCTGAGGAATGGACGAATGAAGAAGAGTTCGACAAGATAATGCTCTCCATCCGTAAGAAAGGGATTCAGAACCGGATAATCATCATAATGAATCCTTGTGATTCCAATCACTTCATTTACAAAAAGTACATCGAAAATACCCATAAACTCGTAGAGATTGATGGGGTGCAAGTCCAAATCTCCACGCACCCGAATGTACTTCATATCCATACTACCTATCTTGATAACTTGGAGAATCTTTCTCCAGAGTTTCTGAAGGAGGTTGAGGATATGAAGGCGAATAATCCCAAAAAGTATGCTCACGTGGTTATCGGTCGGTGGGCTGATGTTGCGGAAGGTGCTATTTACAAGAAGTTCGGAATTGTCAAGGAGTTTCCACAATGGGCACAAAAGGTGTCAATTGGTCTTGATTTTGGGTTTACAAATGATCAGACCGCTATTGTAAAATGTGGAGTCTTTGGTAATGATTTATATATAGATGAGATATGCTACAAGACGCATATGCTAAATAAAGATATTATTCAAACTCTCCGTCCGTATAGCATGAAGGTGATAGCTGATAGTGCAGACCCACGACTTATCCAAGAAATACATAATGGAGGAATACGAATTTATCCGGTGGAAAAAGGTGCAGGTTCTATCTTAGCAGGGATAGAGAAAGCCAAAGAATTCAATATATTCGTTACTGAACGTTCTTATAATCTCCAAAACGAATTAAGAAAGTATGTTTGGGATAAGGATAAGGACGGAAGATATATAAATCAACCAGCGGAAGGTCAAGCCGACCACCTATGCGATGCCTTTAGGTATTATGTATATGGAGTTATTCTTGGCAAGATTCAGAAGCCAAAAGATTTGACTGGAATATTCACACACTAAAAATATAAGCTAAGCCATTGAGTTTAGAAG